AGAGGTTGAGTTTATTATTTACATAAACAACTATGATACATTTGATGTAAAGTTATCTACTGATTTTTTAAGTTATCCAATTACAACTGATAACGATACTGATATAATTTTAAACGTAACTATTCCTGCTAATACTACTGCTGCTGATAGAAGTGATTTTGTAATAATGGAATATTTTAAAGACGGAGTTGGAACTATAATACAAATACCTGTACTACAATATGCTTAAACAAATATTAGAACTTCTGCAATGCACAGAGCATTACGGACAAAGCGAATTAATAGAAATTGCGAAGGGTAAATACGAATTACCTAAAACATTTAAAAAAGGATTTACACAACTTAAAAGGGAATTAAAATGTCTGAAATAAAGGTAATTGAATTACAAGTAAAAACAAACTTAGACAATGCTAATTCAGGTCTTGGAAGGTTTAAAACAGGATTAAAAGAAGTAAGTAACCAAGCTAAAGAAACTACGCAAAGTGTTACAGGAATGTCTAAAGTTGAAGGCACTATTAACGCTATTGGTGATGGTGTAGGCAAACTAAATCCTGCGTTTGGTGCAGCAGTAAAAGGTGCAAATGGTTTAATACTTAAAATGTGGGAAATGGTCGCCAACCCTATTGGCGCTATTTTAGCAGGTATTGTTATTACTGCTAAATTTCTATATGAGGCTTTTCAAAGTAGTGTAGCAGGTGGTAAAGAATTAAAAACAATTTTTGCAGGAATTAGCGCAGTTGGTACACAAGTAAAAGATGCTTTATTTGGCTTAGGCAGGGCATTAATAAACGTATATACTGCGGCTTATAAATTCATTACTTTAGATTTTGCAGGTGCAATGGAAAGTATGAAAGATGCGAATAAAGAAGCTACAGAATCTTTTAAACAATTAGGTAATGCTGCTGATGGAACTACATTTAAAATTATTAAGAACTTAGAAAAACAACAACAAGCAAACGATAAAGCACGAAAAGTACAAGCGGTAGTACAATCTGAAACAAATAAATTACTTGTACAATCACGTGAAATATTAACTGATGAAACTGCTTCAATAGCTGCAAAGAAAAAGGCATTAGAAGAAGTAACAAAAGCAGAAAAAGAATCAAGTAAAGAAAAAGTAAGAATTGCAGCAGAAGATTTGCGTATATTAAAAGAAAAAGCAGTAGCATTAGGTGGCGAAGCAGAAAAGAAAATGAAAGGTGAAATTCGTGAAGCTACTATAGCTTTAAACGAAGCAGAAACTGAAAATGCAATGACAGGTATTAAGTTGAATAAACAACGTAAAATGTTATTGCGCCAAGAATCAGCAGATGCAAAAGCAGCAGCCGATGCAAGAATAGAACAATTAAAAATACAAGAAGAAGCTGAAAAAAAGGCTTACGATGAAAGACAAAAAAGAGCAAGTGATTTAGGAAAAGATGCGGAATCAAGATATGATGCTTTATTAAAAGCAGAATCAGATGCACGTGAAAGAAATCGCTTGGCTTTAATGACAGACCAAGAAAAAGATTTAGAATTAATAAATCAAAAATACGATACGCAAATACAAAAAGCTAAAGAAGCAGGTATTTCAACTGTTGCATTAGAAACTGCTAAATTAAATGAACTAAATGATGTTAATTTAAAATATCAAAAAATAACTTATGATGCAGAAGAAGAAAATTCAAAGAAAAAAATAGCAAATGCAAAAGCAGAAGCTGATGCAAAAAAAGCTATTCAAGATGCTTCATTTTCGGTTGCTGAAGGTGGAATAGGTTTAATTAAAAATTTATTTGAAAAAAATAAAGGTATTCAAAAAGCAGCTATTATAGCAGAAAACGCAATAGGTATAGCGAAAATTTTAATTAATACAAATGCCGCAAATGCTGCAGCTAATTTAAAATATGCTTTAGTTCCCGGTGGTCAGGCTTTAGCAGCAACTGAAATAGCTTTAAATAAAGTTAGTGCAGGTATAGGTATTGCTTCTTCTGTTTTAGCAACAACAAAAGCATTAAGCGCTTTAGGTGGTGGTGGAGCAGGTGGTGGTAATGCACCAAGCGGGACAGCAAGTAGTGGTAATGCTCCGCAATTTAACGTAGTAGGTGCTACAGGTGTAAATCAATTGGCAGGTGCAATTAGCAATAGAGAACAACAACCTGTCCAAGCGTATGTAGTAGCAAATAACGTAACTACTGCGCAAGGTTTAGATAGAAACATAATTCGTTCAGCTACATTAGGATAAATAAAAACTATTAAAAAACATATTACTATAAATAAAAACTTGCGCTGTTAAGTATTGATTTTAAAGGGATTTTTAATTTAATAAACAAACTAAAAAAAAACAACAGGTAATATATAAAATAAATAAAGTGCCTTAAAACGCAAAAAAACGCTATTTAAAACAAAATCAATAAAATTTAATTTTAAAATAAAAACAAAATGCGAATAGTAGAATTAATATTAGATGATGATAAAGCTACAGGTGTAGAAGCTATTTCTATTGTAGAAAATCCTGCAATAGAAGAAAACTTTGTAGCACTAAATAAAGAAATAGAAATTAAACTTGCTGAAGTAGATTCTGATAAAAGAATTTTAATGGGTGCTGCATTGATACCTAATAAAAATATTTACAGAAGAAGCGGTGATGAAGAATACTATATTTTCTTTTCAAAAGATACAGTAAAAAAAGCAAGTGAGTTATACTTAATGAATGGGTTTCAAAATAACGCAACTTTAGAACATAGCACAAAGTTAAAAGATTTATCAGTAGTTGAATCTTGGATAGTAGAAAGTGAAGTAGACAAATCACGTAACTATGGTTTAGAAATGCCTATTGGAACTTGGATGGTTTCTATGAAAGTAAACAACGAAGATGTTTGGCAGGAGTTTGTTAAAACTAAAAAAGTTAAAGGATTTTCAATAGAAGGATATTTTAGCGACAAAGTAGAAATGAATTTACAAAAAGCTAAAGAAGATGAATTGATTGAAAAAATTAAACAACTACTAAAAGATGAGTAAAGAAATAAAAACAACTTCACCAAAAGGCGGTAAACGTGGTTGCTTGTGTAAAGATAATACATACAACTCTAAATGCTGTAATGGTAAGTTACGTGAACAAGGTATAGGTACTTTAGTAGGGCAAGGCAACGAACCTGCGCAGTAATTTATAACAAATAAAAAAAACAATTATTAATAAATAAAAAATGTACTATGAATGTAATTAACGAGATTAAAACGCTTTTGGGAATGGAGGTAAAACTTGCCCAAATGAAACTTGAAGATGGTGTTACTGTTATCGAAGCAGAAGTTTTTGAAGCAGAAGCTGCTGTTTTTATTGTAAACGGTGAAGATAGAATTGCTTTACCTGTAGGAGAATACAAACTTGAAGATGGTATGGTTTTAAAAGTTGAAGTAGAAGGTGTTATTTCTTCTATTGAAATGCCTGAAGAAGAAGTTATTGCTCCTGAAACTGAAACTCCTGAAGTAGAAGTAGAAGTTGAAGCACAAGCTACAACACCAAAACGTGTAGTTGAATCAGTTACTAAAGAAATGTTCTTTTCTGAAATTGAAAAACTACGTGCAGAGATTGCTGAATTAAAATCAGTAAAACAAGAGTTAAGTGCTGAAGTTGATGTACAACCTTTAACACACTCACCTGAAGTTACTTCAAATATTAAACTAAATAAAATTTCATCTAATCGAACAATGTCTACACAAGACCTTGTAATGTCTAAACTTTTTAACTAAATATAAAAAATGGCTACAACTACTTCAATTACTTCTACCTACGCGGGAGAATTTGCAGGGAAATACATTTCTGCTGCATTATTATCAGGTTCTACTATCGCAAATGGTGGAATCGAAGTTTTACCTAACGTAAAATACAAACAAGTAATTCAAAAAATTGCTACAGATGGTATTGTAAAAAATGCTACTTGTGATTTTGATGCTACTTCTACAGTTACACTAACTGAAAGAATTATTACCCCCGAAGAATTCCAAGTAAATTTACAACTTTGTAAAAAAGATTTCCATAACACTTGGGAAGCGATTACAATGGGTTATTCTGCCTTTGATAATTTGCCACCTTCATTTGCTGATTTCTTAATTGCTCACGTAGCTGCTAAAGTTGCTGAAAAAACAGAACAAAACATTTGGAAAGGTGTTACTGCTACTGCGGGTGAATTTGACGGTTTTGTAACTTTGGCTA